GCTGATTTAGAAGCCTCCAAGCAAGTGAACATTGATTCCCTTGTAGAAGAGCGCATTGCTCTTATCGACAAAGCTCGCATTTCTTTGGACAGCGAGTTTGATTTTGCGGGTAAAACCACTCGTGAAGTGATGCAAGCTGCTATCAAGGCAGTACGCGGCGATGCTTTTGATCTGTCGGAACGCTCCGACGATTACGTGCAAGCCATGTTCGATACCTTGGCCGAATCGGGACGTAGCGATTCTGCCGCCACCGATGAGCTGCGCAAAGCCGTTGCTTCCATCGCATCTCCTGCTTCTGCGCCTACTTCCTATATGGATAAGCTGCAGAATGCTTGGAAATCCCCTCTTTCCGTATCCAAGGAGCGCTGATCTATGGCCGTCACTTTCTCTGCATCGGGCTCGGCTTCTGCAGGCGGCGTGCAACAGAGCTACGCTCTGACACACGTTGCTTTGCTTGAAGGCCAACTGTCTGACATTCGCGACAACACTATTGGCACTTATGTCAACGAAACTGCAGTAGTGCAGCCCTTCGGTGATCTGCAAGTTTACAACCTTACAGGTACTGTCGCTAATTCTGCTAAAACCATTTCTGGCGCTACTGGCACTGTCCTCGGTGTCAACGTTCTCACCTACGTGGACGAAACTGCACTGAACGGAGACTCCCGTCCTGGTGTGAAGATCGACCAAGTAATGAACGTTGCAAATGAAGGCGCAGTCGCCGTCTACGTAACCGGAGCTGTTACACCTGCATCACCTGTGCGTGTGCTGTACTCCGCTAGTGGTACTGGCAAGGCTGGCCAATTCAGCCATGCTTTTGCTTCTGGCAAAACCGTTCGTCTCTCTAACGCTCGTTTCCTCACCTCTACTACGGGGTCAGGTTTGGCAGTTCTTGAGCTGAATGGACCTAGCTTTACTCTTTCCACTGATTCTTGATAAGGAGGCCCTTTAATGTCTGATTTTCGTATGGACGAAGCGGGTCTGTTTCTTGAGCGTCAGCTTGAGTACATCCGCCCACAGGTTTTTGAAGTCGAATATTCCGACATCAAATACCAAACAATTCTGCCTGTAACCAGCGAAGCTGGTCCTGGCGCTCAAACGTTCACCTTTCGCGTCATGGACGCCACAGGTGAATTTAATCTGATTGCTGACGCTGCAGATGATCTGCCTCGCGCCGACATCAGCCAAGTCGAGAAGAGCATCAACATTCGCTCTTTTGGCGGAAGCTTCGGCTATACCGTTCAGGAACTACGTGCTGCTCAGACAGCCAACATTGCTCTTGAGCAACGTCGCGCTACTGCAGTGCGTCGTGCTTATGAAGAAAAGGTTGAAAGCGTTGCCATGTTCGGTGAAAGCACCGTTGGTCTTGCTGGTTTCTTCAACAATGCCACTGTTGACGTTATCGCTGCTGACAGATGGTTCACTGGCACCACTGCCTCGGGTACTGCCCAGGACATGCTTGAACTGATGAACTATGGCGTGACTGCCATCATCAACGGTTCAAACATGAAGGAGCAGCCTGACACCATCCTCATGGCTTATGAGGACTACAACAAGGTGAGCACCACTCGTAACTCCGATTCTTCGGACGTAACCGTGCTGGAATATTTCTTGCGTACCAATCCCTACATCCGTAACGTTGAGCCTATCAACCAACTGGATGCTGGTAATAGTGTGCTGAATACCAATCGCATGGTTGTGTACAAGCGCGATCCCGGCAAAGTGCAACTGCACATCCCTCAGCCGCTTGAGATGTTCCCCCCTCAGCAGCGTGGTCTGGAATTCATTGTTCCTGCTCATGCCCGCGTGGGTGGTGTCGCTCTTTATTACCCTAAGAGCGTCATCTACGTCCAAGCTTCTGCTGCTTGATCGTAAACCAAGGCAGGGCGCTAACCTTTATCACAGTTCCTAAAGAACAATCAAAATGCTAATTGCTTACCGCCCTGAACTTGAAAATCCGCCTCGTGAGGGAGGATTTGGCATTATCACTGACTCAGGAATGATTCAACTCAGTCCTGGCGTTAATTCCGACGTACCTGAAACTAAATGGGCAAAGGCACGTACCAACGGCACTGTTAAACGCCTTATGGCCATTGGAGCTATTGAGGAAGTTAAACAAACAGCTACGGTGCAAGAGATTCCACAACAAGTGGCCACTCTTGCAGGAATGCCTCTCAACGAAGCCTTCAGAATGCTGGAAATCATGCACGACGAAGACCAGCTTACGAGCTGGAAAAAGATTGAAGGGCGAGTGAAAATTCGCAATGCCATCAACAAGCGTCTTGAAAGCATTCGTATTGGGAAAGCCTAATCATGGCAGTCACCTATTCAGGCTTTCTTGATCGCTTCCCCGAGTTTGTTCCCCATCCATCGGGAATTGTCAATGGGGCTCTTACGGAGGCCACTGCGGATGCAAGCTCTGATGTGTTTGGTGACCAAACAGACCGAGCTATAAAGCATCTTGCAGCTCACATTATTGCTATTCAACTTGCACAAATGGGCATCCAAATTGGAGCCACAGAAGGCAAGGTGTACGGCAAGGGGCTTAACGCCACTCAATATGGCCAAGAGTTCAAACGAATGCTTGAAACCGTCGCTGGCGCTTCTTCTATTGGTTTCGTCGTATGACTAACGGTCTTTCGCCACTTGCTAATTCCACTCTGGTGTGGCAAGTTGCGTCAGGCTATACGTTGGACGCTACCACTGGCAATTATGTAGGAACTGCTTCTGGCATTACTTACTACGCCACGTTGAAGCAAAAGCAAAATCCCCGTTTCGATTATTTGCTCGGTGCAGACAGTACCGCCGTTTACATGGAGGGAAGACTGACTGGACCATTGGCGCTTTCTGGGATCACTCCTGGTAGCTCCGCTTCTGCAACAATCAATGGGAGGGAAGGACGGTTTGAGCTATTGCCAAACGAACAAATTGCTGAACATTACTGGCAATTTCTCGGCACGCCAATCAGAGGAATTTTTAGACTGATTGGCAAAGGAAGCGTACAAAACGTTTGACGCTTAACCACTTTCTTTCCCACTGAGGACTTCTCATGCTTTACCACCCGACAGAATTGGTTAAGAGCCAAGACGTGATTGTGCGCGTTGGCTCTATTGCGGGAGTTGCCCGCCCAATCATCACCCAGAGCGGCGCTACGTTCACCGTAAGCGGAGCACCTACTCTATACACCTTACAGGCCGCTACAACGGCTTCTGTGGCCTTTAACGACGGCAATACCGAGTTCTACCTTTTAGGCGGCGGTGGTTTTGCTGATAGCGTTATCGTCACTTCTCAGGCCACTGCTTCTATCACTTCCTACTTCCAAAAGGATGTCGATGGCACTGTGTTTGTTCCTAATAGCTTTGACGAAGCATTCCAAGTGATTGCCGAAAGCCGTTACAACAAGAATGCTGAAGTTTACGTTGAAATTAACAAGCAACTTGGCTCATCTGGTACTACTTTCTATTATGACCGCGTGGCTTATACAGCTTCCGTCATGAACTACAGCGAAAGCTATCCTGCTGATAATCTTGTGGAATGCACCTTCGACCTCATTAGCCGTGGTCGTATTGGCATCAATCAAGCAGCTACTAGCTCTGGCAGTATTATTCCAACTGGTCCTAACTCCTAACTTTCTTTCCCATAGTTTTGCTAGCCTTCCTTTACGGGGAGGCTTTTTATTGTGAATGCTATTCAGCTTAGGGATACTATCACCACGCTTTTGGCGGCCAGTCCCAATTTGATTGGTTCCTATACTTTTCCTGATGGCACACAAGTGCCAGCCATTTATATGACTGGCAGGCAGGGTGTGCCTTCTGAATGGAAAGTAGAAGGCATGGAAGTGACAATGCGAGAGTTTCCTGAACTTGCTCCTCAATCCCCAATGGGGGGCACGGTAAAAGTGACGCAAGTATGGGAAGTAATCCTTGTGCAATACACTCCTGCTGATGGAGAGTTAGCAGTGGCAATGGACAGAATGGTGAGGCGTTTTCCTGATGCCACTCCTCGTTACTTTCCTGGAGATGACATTGTTTATGAGCGCTGTAGATTTTTAATTCCCGACCTTATTCTTCGCCCATTGGTTTCATCATGAGCGGTACTATTGTTGGAGGCAGTTTTCTAGGTGGAGGCAGTTTGGAGAAAAAGCTTGTCAAAGCTTTTGAAGACTGGACCCGGCTTGACGTTAATGATCATTTTCATGATGAGTTTACAGAAGACAAATGGGACTATCCAACCTCAGCAGCGCGGCCTGGAATTTATTATAGAACCAAAAGGAAAAGTGGTCAGATCGTGGATAGTCCTCGCGACATCTTTGACTTAGGCGATCTCTACAGGAGCGGCAGAGATGGCTTTACTATTACGCAAGGCGGAACTGACATTACTGCATCCTGGGATTGGGATGCCAAAAACAGCAGTGGCTCTGGTTACGCATGGTACGTACATGAAGGACTTTCGACAAACCGCGCACCTAGACGATGGACGGACGTGTTTCAACAGAGGGATTTGTTTATCAGCAGCAATGTAAGCAAAGCTCTCCGTTCCAGAATTCGTGCGACAATGGGCAGATGAAGATTGACTATCTAAGCAGCGAAGATGGCCTTGTCCATGCCATTAACAACGAAAAGGAAGGTTCTTCTTTGTCTGTTGGTATTCTGTGCCTTATTGCTTGTGGAGAATCAATTACTAGAATAACCAGCGACAACCATTCTTTTCTCGTTGAACTACCTTCAGAATTCCTGTCTGGGCACGAACGAGTTAAGGTGTTTAATGCTTTGTTGAACATTCTGGATCATGAGCAAATACAGCTTTCTAGTTCAAACCAAAACTGAAGACTATTTTGAACTGTTGCCGAACATCCGCCTGAAGAAATATGGCGGATGGTTAGTCGCTGAGTCCATTGAACAAGAGGAAATCAGTAAGCTTCAAAGTCAGTCTACGATTCGTGCAGTGCAACTTGCTAAGCGTATCGCTGCTTCTAAGGATATTCCCCTTGACGAGGCATTTACGCTTCTGCAAGGTGGAAGCACTTCCATCTCTGAAGCTGAACTGCTTTCTGAATACACAGAAGAAACACTCAGCATGATCACCAGTGGATCGTCAGTGGAGAGCACAAATGCTCGCATGGTCACTGCTTTTATTCGCTCTCGCGGTCAAGGCATGGTCGATGGGGAATGGCAGGATCTTGGGGATTGGGGCCTGGAAGATACAAAAGTGCTCCCCCGCAGCGCTGTTGGCAAAGTAGTTGAATTTATTGGAGCCGAACAAGAAGCGGAGGTGAAAGAAGCTGCAAGCTCAGCAAAAAAATCCCAGAAGAGGAATTCTCCTCCACTGCAGAGCGTCTAGAAAACCAGGCGCGTAATAACTTAAAAGGGCTGACCAATTGGAATGAAATTTATTTTCGTCTAGTTACGTCGGACTTCAATGATCCGAGATGGACAGCAGCGGAGTTTGGCAAGCAAAAGCTTGACGATGTAAAGGCTGCACTGAAATATCTAGGAAAGCATGATATGTCTAAATACAACGTGCAAAGCGTAGCCGTAGCCAAGCTTGGTGCAATGGCAGCAGGCATGCTGGGAGGAAAGAAATCGAAAGTAAAGCCTAATGATTTCCTGCCATTTGACTCCAATCAAATGAAGAAAGAAGATGGTGTGACTGATGCAAGCTTGGTTGTTCTTCAACGCTTGATGAAAACAAGACGTATGGACGGAAGGATTATTGGTTTGTTAGCTGACGAACTTAAAAGCTTTAGTGGGCGAAAACAAAGTCAATGATTATAGAATAAAGGCATTGTTGGACGCAAAGGGAAAATGGCAGCTCAAGACGCCGAACTTAAACTGAGGGTAAGTCTTGATCTTGCATTTTTTCGGCAACAATTAGCGGGATTAGGACCGGCAGCGGCTGGCTACTCAGTGCCGATCAATGTCAAGTTTGATCGTCGTTCTGTACAGAATGAGCTAAATGCGCTTGGGCGTAATGTTAGCCAAAGAAAATACAGGCTGGAAGTCGCAACTAATATTAAAGCGGAAATCAAGAATGCTGGCACTTTAGCCAAAGCACTTCGTGGATTGGATAATGCTGTTCAAACAAGCAAAGGAATAGCAAGCCGCGCAACAGGAGGAGTTGGCGGAGCGACGGTAGACGCAAGCAAAATCCAAACGTTAATTAATAGAGCTACAAAAGCCCCTCTTGAGGCTCTTTACAAAGGAATGGCCAAAGCCAATATTCCCATGGCGGAGGTTGGCAAGAGCACAGTTAGCTCGCTTAGAGCTTCAATCATTAGCGGTGTCCCCGCAATTTCAAAAGACATTGCACTTGGACTTGCCAATGGCTTGAACCCCAAACTCAAAGAAAACGGAGGTAAAGGAGCTCGATTATTTATTGATTCTTTTAAAGACGCAGCAGGTATTGCATCTCCATCCAAAATTTTCAAGAAGCTTGGTAAATTTAGTGCTGATGGCTTGGAAATTGGCTTCGTCGAGGGGTTAAAAGATTTCAAGGTAAGGGCAGTAAGTGAAATCAAAAAAATTGTTGCGTTAATGAGACTTGAGCTTGCATCCGTTGGAGATGTAAATATCGGAGCTGGAATTGGAGCGGCTCGCGGCGGAGTGCGCGGTCCTCGCGGCGGAGTGCGCGGTGGCACGCAATATATGAGTCCCATTGGTCCATTGCCAACAAACAGCCAAGTACCCTGGGGTCGTGGCAACAGGGGAATGTATGGTGGAAGTGGTTTTGAGCCGTTTATCGGAGGGCCAACAAGAGGGGCTCAAGGTGCATTGTCCGGCATGCCCGGTGTTGCTAGCGCGATTTCTACTCCTGACATGCTGGGTCGAATGCAGCTTGCTTTGCCTGCGGCAGGCGAAAGTAGTGCTGCCGTCATGAAAGGCGCACTATTTGCCGCAAAGGAACTACAGGCAAGGCTCAGATCGGCAACGAGAAGCGCTTCTGTAATGGGCGAAAATCAAATGTATTCCACCGTTGCAGGGCAAGTGCCAGTAGGCGCTGGCGGCCCATTCTTACCAGGTGGGAAAGGAAGTGGAGGATTGCCAAGAAAAAGCGGCATTAGCGGTCCGGGCGGATTTAGAGAGATTTCGCAACAATTGTCTCGATTTAAACAAGGAATGGCTCCATTGCAGCAGGCTCGACTGCCATTGACTGGAGCTGTTTCCGAGTTGGGAGGAGAATTTGGCAACGCTATTAAACAAGTGCTGTTATTTGGTACGGCGTACAAGGCACTTGCGTTTATTATTGACATGCCAGCGCAGGCATTTGAGGCTGCTCGTTCTTTAGCAAGTTTTCAGAACCAATTAATGGCTGTCACTGGCGGCGGTCCAGCTTTTGAACAATCGCTTCAATTCATTTCAGATACTGTTCAGCGCTTTAACGTGCCCCTAGAAAGTGCTCGTGTTGGATTTGCACGTCTTTATGCATCCATGGAACCTGCGGGCATTGATCAAAGCACTATCCAAGGATTGTTCACTGGTATTTCGCAAGCTGCGGCCACGTTATCAATGACGCCGGATCAAGTTGATCGCGTTACATACGCTTTTTCGCAGATGGCCAGTAAGGGCAAAATCATGAGCGAAGAAGTCACAGGGCAGCTTGGCGACGTAATTCCAGGCGCTCTTTCTTTAATGGCCGATGCTGCTGGCATGTCCATGGCAGACTTCAAAAAGGCTATGGAAGATGGCCAATTAAGTGGCGATGCTTTAGGACAAGTTTTAAATAATGTAGGTGTTGTTTTGGGCGAGCGTTTCGGTAAAGGCGCAGAAGGCGCTGCAAAAACCCTTCAAGGCTCAATTAACAACATAAATAATTCGATTAAGTCAATGTATGAGGCTTTATCGCCAATTGTTAATCAATTTGCTCAGGCTTTTGGGCCTAAAATTCAATCAATTATAAAAGACGCAACTGATGTATTTTCTGTATTAAGTGGTAATTTTTCCGACGCTGAAGATGCCGCTAAAGCTCTTTCTCCGCAAGGAATGGCCCTATACAAAATTATTCAGCAATTAACTCCTGCAGTGCAAAATGCTGCTTCTTCCGTTGCGTCTCTTGGCCAACTTCTCTTGCAATTGTCCCCTGTTATCGTAAACGTAGTCACTGCAGCGCTTCAATTTTTAAATACAAATTTAGGTAGAGGGATAATTATTTTTGCTGGCGCTGTTGGCACGTTGACGACAGCATTTAGCGTATTAAAAGCGACTGGACTTGTTCCTACTATTGCAGCTATTTATAACTTTATTGCAGTAATGGTAGCGGCACAGGCCAAGCAATTTGCATTATGGATTGTTGGTTTAACCAACGGTATGCTTGGGCTTCGCAATGCTTTCAGAGCCGCTCGTATCTCTGCTGTATTGTTTACAGGCGCTCTGACGGCAGTTGCAACTGCTGGTATTTCTTTGGTAATTGCCGGAATTGCAAATGCAATGCTTGATGTTGGAGACAACGCGAAAAAGGCTGCAGGCGACGTGGCACAATTGAAGCATCAGTTGGATGGCATAGCTGGGGCTGGAGATGTGCTTGCCGCTCAATCAAATCTTGAGATGAAACAAGGAGTAGAGCAAGCTGCAGAACTAATAGTTGCAACCAGACAAAAAGAGCTTGAAGATGCTGAAAAAAGAAAAAGTTACGCCGATCCTGCGACGTTGCTCCAAGTCAATGCTGCCAAGAAAAACTTAGAAACTGCAAATACTGCTTTCGGAAAGGCTATTGAGGAAAGGGTGCTAGCAGAAAAAACTGTAAACAATGCCAAACGTGTTGCAGGAGAAAGAGCAACAGCATTACTACCCTCTCGTCAAGAAGTAACGCTTGGCGAAGATGAGGACAAGAAGACAGGAAAAACGAAAGTAAGTAAGCTTCAAGCATATGACCGAGATCTTGCCAGCCACTACACCAATATCGCAAGAACAGAATCAGAAGGAATCAAGCAAAGGATGGATCTTACTTCCAGAGAAAAAGAAATAGCTCTTGCCACGATTGATTACACCCTTAAAGAAACACTTGCCAGAGCCCAGTACCAACGAGATATGGGAAAAACAAATGAACTTGTTGTTGCCGATAGGCAACAATACTTGGCCGATAAGAAATCTCAATTAGACGCAGAATTAAAGCTTGCCGAAGAAGAATTTGCTACTGTTGTTTTATCACCTTTTACAAAAAGAGCCGAAAGCGAAATTGAAGCGCAAAATGAGCTTAAGGAAAGCATTAAAGCGCTTAAATCAGGAAGAGAAGAGTTAAGTGCCGTCGAAAAAGCTGAAATCTACATTCAAACATCATTGAAAGGAATGACGGAAGAATACACAAATCAATTAACTCTGTCTATTCAAAAGGTAAAAGACGCCGCCACAGGGACTGATCGTTTGATTAAAGTTAGAAAAGCTTTGGCTGAACAACAAAAATACAATAAAGGGCCTTTGGCAGATGCTCAAGGCAAAGCTAGGCTTGCGGGAATGCTTGATCCTCGTCAAGAGCTTAGAGAAGGCATCCGGCAAAGACTTGGAGAATCTGCCACCCCAGAAAGAATTGAGGAGCTGGCAAAATTAGAAGAAACTACAATGAGAATGGAAGATATTAAAGGCGCCATACAAGGTGTCAAGGACGAATTTGCAGGATTATTTAGCACGATAATTACAGGGTCCGGCTCAGCACAAGAATCTTTAGCTCAAGCGTTTGCCAATATTGGTAAATCTTTTGCTGACATGGCTGGCGAGATGATTGCTCAGTGGCTATACATGGAAGCCATTGGTCTTATTAGGCAAATGTTCCCTGGTGGTGGTTCAACAGGCTTGTCTGATTTAAACGCTCCTGCAAATATTAAGAATCCTCTTGGTGTATTGCCGAACGCTAATGGCAATGTTCTCCTTGGAGGCTTCCAAGCTTTTGCTAACGGAGGCGTTGTCACTGGTCCCACATTAGGTCTTGTAGGTGAAGGCCGTTACAATGAGGCAGTTGTTCCTCTTCCCGATGGTCGTTCTATTCCAGTGGAAATGGGCGGTGCAGCGGGGCCTCAAATTAACAGTAGTATCGTGGTAAATGTAAGCTCTGACGGTAAAACTTCCTCTTCTGGAGCAGGTTCTGATTCTGCTGGTCTTGGCCGTAAGCTTGAAGGCGCTGTGAAGCAAGTTATCGTGGATGAACTGCGTCCTGGCGGTCTTTTAGGGAGGCGCTAAATCATGACCCAACCCACTTTTGCCATCGCTTGTGAATATGGCCTAACGGTACGCAGAGGCAATCGCACGCTTAAGGCACAATTTGGCGATGGTTACGAGCAAGTGAGTCCTAATGGCGTCAACACTGACATTCGTGAATACACCATTGATACGGCTCCCATTTCAGACGCAGCAGCAATTGCCCTGGATGCACAGCTTTCTGCACTCCGTGGTGATTTCTTTTACAGTCAATTTTTCATGGATGATAGTCTATATAAATATCGACTAGAGCCCAATTCGTGGCAATGGCGCGTACTTGGACCTAATAACAATTCCTTTAGCTTTGCCGTAAGGAGGATTTATGACGCTAGAAGCTGACGTTCAACAAAGCTGGCATGATGCTATTGTCGAAATGTTCGATGTGGACTTGTCTGGTCTTACAAATAGTCCTGCTGATATTTTTTATTTTACAAATCAACTGAAAGAAGACGGCACAAAGGTGCAATGGAAAGGAGAAACTTATGAGCCATTGCCTATTATTTCGGCAGGTTACGACAAAAATACTAATGGGCAAATCGCGCAACCATCTTTAACAGTGGCAAATGTGCTTGGCACTTTTACGCAAGTGGTAGCATCATACGATGATTTAGTAGGAGCGAAAATCACAAGACGCCGCACCTTACAAAAATACCTAGACGGCAGCCCGCAGGCTGATGCTTTGCAAGAATTTCCCGTTGATATTTTTTACATTGAACGCAAAACGCAAGAAACTGCGTTAACCATTACATGGCAACTTAGTAATGTTCTTGATCTTGAAGGAGTAAAACTTCCTCGTCGTGTCATTACACAAAATCTTTGTTTGTGGCGGTATCGCAGCAGTGAATGCAGTTACACAGGCGCTCCAGTTTTTAATTCTCGTGATCAAGTAATTAGTACGGCAGGGCAGACAGCTCAAGGAATTGCTGTTATCAATGCATGGTACTTGAGAGAACAGCGCAAGGCACAACTGCAAGCGTCTCGTCAAGCGTATAACCAAGCGCTCGGTAACCAGCAAGCGCAATGCGCTGCTGCTGTCTTACTAGAGACAAAATACAGTGAATCGTCGCCCTCTAGTTTTGTATTAAGAAGTCCAGACGGCCCTTTTAGTAGCGGTGGTGCCACCAGATTTTTGGCTGTCTTTAATGACAACTCTGTACCCATTGGACCAACATACAGACAGGGTCGTCAAAGAAAGGAAGTTTTTATTAAATTTTTAGGTCCAGCTTATTACTACGAGATAGAGCGATGGGGAGTTAGCCCTGGAACATGTGCAGCCGCTGGAGTTACGGCTTCTAATGCGTTAGCGGCTATTACAACTGCGCAAAACAACCTCAATAGTGCAGAGGCAGCGTTGACGGCGGCGACTGCAGCGTTGCCTAGTAATGACCCTCTCAGGCTTTCAGACGTATGCGGCAAACGTGTCTCTAGTTGTGCTTTGCGTTTCCCTGCGCAATCGCTACCATTTGGAGGCTTCCCTGGTGCTAATTTAACGAGAGGCTGATGTTTAAAGACTTACGAGCTGAAATGAGAGCGCACGCATTGACGGCGCCAGAAGAGGAAGTTTGTGGTCTTATTGCAGGAGGCAAATACATTCCTTGTAAAAACCTTCATTCTTTCCCATCGTCTAATTTTGCAATTGACGCCAAAGCATATGCAAAGGCAGAAAAAAAAGGAGAGATAGAAGGCATCTTTCATTCGCATCCTGGTTTTATAGGTGGCTTTAGCCGTCACGACATTGAAGCATGCAAAACTAGCAATTTGCCCTGGTTAGTGCTGGCTGTAGGCTTGAACGAATGGCATGAAATGTCACCCTATGGAGATGCCCCTTACATTGGTAGACCATGGCTTTATGGTATGTACGATTGCTATGGCGTATTTAGAGATTTTTATAAAAACGAATTTGGCATAGTGCTAGATGATTTTGATAGAGGACAAGAGTTTGAATGGAGCAGTCCAGAATGGCGCATGTTTGAAAAAAATGTAACTGACCAAGGCTTTGTTGAGATTGGCAAGCTAGAGAAAAAAGGCGATATGATTTTGATGCAACTGCAGTGTGATTTCGTCAATCACATCGGAGTATTGGCACGGCCTAATGAAAACGTGTTCTATCATCATCTTCTAGATAGACTGTCAGAAGAGAATGTCTATGGGGGTTATTGGGAGAAATGCACCAAACGCCTAATGCGACATAAGGAGCTGTTCTAATGCAAATGGTAGAAATCAAGCTTTTAGGAGAACTAGGCCGTAAGTTTGGGCGAAAGCATTGTTTCATGGCGCATTCTGCGAGGGATGTTTTTTCTGCACTATCCAACCAATTGGAAGGTTTTAAAGAGTATTTGTGCGCTGCTCACGAAAAAGGCGTTGGTTTTAAGCTTATAGACGATGATGTCGATGGGATGGATTATGAGAATGTACTAATGGGCTGCAGGCGATTAATTATTGCCCCCATTGTTTCTGGAGGAGGATCTACTGGCAGGATTTTAATTGGAGTGGCCCTTGTTGCATTGGCTTTTGTCAGCTTCGGTAGCAGCACGATTTTTGCTGGCTTTCTAGGAGCACAAGCCGCAGCAGCAGCGGGAGTTTCAGCAGGGTTTTCTCTTGGCAGTGGACTGTTATTTTCACTGGGAACCTCTCTTGTACTTACTGGCGTTTCTTCGCTTCTCTCTCCCACACCTGACCTTTCTAAATCTAAAGAGGCAGATCGTGTTGATAGTTTCCTTTTTGATCGCAGCGCGGCTCTTACAGTTCAAGGACAGCCAGTACCTCTGCTCTACGGCAAATTCCTTGCTGTTTCTCCATTAGTCATCTCTTCCGCTATTACTACTCAACAGGTGCCAATCTGATGGGAGAGAGTCTTTACGAAAAGGAAGGCGGTTGGGAAATTGTCATTAGCGGCTCTGGCGGAGGCGGCGGCGGTAAGGGCGGCGGCGGCGGCGGCAAAAAGGGAGGAGGAGGTCGCGAGCCTGAAGAAGATCCAGAATCTCTCCGAAGTCGTTCGGAAGCTACAGTTGTCGGCTTGATTTCCGAAGGAGAAGTGTTTGGTTTTGAGCCTGGAGTGGATCCTCTCACTAAAATTTTTCTTGATAATACGCCAATTAAAAACCTTGATGGCAGCTTTAACTATGGAGTGTCTACGTTTTTTACTGGCAGCTCTTCGTCAGCCAACGGCAAAGGTAATTTACAGCCTGCCATCGCCCAAAGCATTCCAGGCTTGCAACGTGGCACAGTCACTGGGCAAGTCAATTCGTTGGTGGTCGATTATCGCGTGGGCACACAAAATCAAGACCCCATGC